TTGCGGATGCCACAGTAGGAGGCGACCGCAGACAGGTCGCCGCCTGGGTTCAAGTAGCTCACGGCGCCCTCCTGACGCAGCGGGGGGAGCCGGTCTCCCGACTCCCCCCGCTTTGGTTGGTCAGCGCTTGCGGCGCGTCGCGGTCTCGACGACCTCGGACGCCGTGGCGTCCTCGACCGGGGCGACCTCGGGCGTCTCCGCCTCGGGCGCCGTAGCGTCCTCGACGACGAGCCCCGCCGCGATCATCGACCGGGCTTCGTCGTCGGGCAGATCGATCGACCCACCCGGACGCGGCCAGTCGACGCCGTCGCGCGTGCCGCTGATCGCGGCCCTCATGCGGACCCTCATGCGGATCAGCTCGCGCCGCCGACGAAGGCCTTCACGGCGCCGGTCTGATCGACCAGGATCCCGTCACCGCGGACCACGCACTTGTACGTGATCTGGTCGGTGTTGAAGGCGTAGTCCGCCGACCGCTCGAAGCGGACGCCGCCCGCCAGCCGCACCCAGTACGCCGAGATGTCGCCGAAGAGCACCGACCGGGCGCCCAGCGCGACCGCCGCGACGTTCGGGTCGGTGCGGACCGGCTTGCCCAGCAGCATGTCCGGGACGCCGAGCTGCAGCGACGGCTGCCACAGGTACTGGCCCGTGGTGTCCTTCAACTTGCGGGCGGCGGCCAGCGTCTGGTCCTTCATCAGCCACGCGGAGCTCGAGCTGTTCCGGTACGGCGCGATGACCGAGTAGAAGAGGTCGATGAGGTTGTCCGCCGTGAAGGCGCCCACGACGCCCGTTCCGCCGGTGACGCCCACCGTGGCCGCCGGGGCGATGCCCGCCGGCTTCGAGGAGCCGTTGCCCAGCACCAGGTCGACGCCCAGCGCGTTGCCGACCGCCCGGCCGCACTGACGGGCCAGGAAGCCCTCCAGGTCGACGCCCGTGTCGTCGATCAGCTCGCGCGGCGCCTGGAGCAGGACGCCGTACTTGTAGGCGCCCAGCGACCGCTTCGAGAAGGCCGGATCGGACTCGCCGATGGCCGCGTTCTCGGCGGTCAGGGCGGCCGTCGAGAAGGCGGTCGTGATCGGGACGTCGATGGTCTCGCCGGACGCCGTCTCCAGGACGGTCGCACCGGCGGACAGGATCGCCGACACCTCGATCATGTGCTCCATGAGCTGGCCGTAGAAGGTCGTCTGGATGGTCGCGCCGCCGGCGCCCGCGGTGCCCTTGGCGAGGTCGCGGAACTTCACGTCCCGCGCGACCTCGACCTCACGGCGTTCGCCGCGGAGGAAGGACCGCACCTCGTCGATGACGCCGCCGCCCTCGCCGCGACGCTGGCCGTCGATCGGGGAGGCGTCCAGCTTGCGGATCGCCTCGACCGCCTCGGCGTTGCGAAGCTCGAAGTCGACGAGCTGGTCGATGCGCTGCCCGAGGCTGTCGAGGTCGGCGCTGGCCTTCTGCCACGCACCCTCCTCCTCGGCGGTGAGCTGGCGCTTGTCAGCCTCGGCCGCCTCCAGCATCGCGGCGGCGTTGGTGTGGATGGTCTTGCGCTGCTCCTGCAGCGACTTGATGAGCGCACGGCTCATGGTGCCCACGTCCTCTCTAAGGTCGGGCTCGGATGGATGGATCGAGGTGGGTGACGCCCGGCCTCAGTGGCGGATCAGATCCAGCCGGCGCCGCCGATTGCCCGCCGTGTCCGCGTGGGTTTCGCCCGGCGCGTCATCGGTGGGAGTCCCGCGGAGCAAGTCCGCGAGACGGTTGGACGCCGCGGCAGCAAGTACGGCGTCCGGGTCAAGGTGTCGCGCCTCAGCGAGCGCACGGAGCCCCGACGACGTGTCGAGGTAGGCGGGCTGCACGACCGGGGCGACGTCGACAAGCTGAATCTCCAGCAGGGTCCGCAGCGGGAAGCCCTGCTCGGTGAAGCCCCAATCGTCGCGGATTGTACGGAAGGCGAAGGACGAGTGCTGGACGTCGCCACGTGCGGCGAGCGCCGCCAGGTCCCGGCCCGTCGTCGTGTCCGGCAGATCGACCTCGTAGACCAGGCCGTCCGCATCCGGGGCGAGCGTCAGCGTCCCCGACAGGGTACGCCCGAGAATGAAGGCATCGTCGTGCTGGAAGCGGCACAGGACATCCCCTCCGTCGCTCAGCGTCTTCGTGAGGGCACCCGGCGCGATCTGCTCGACGAAGCCGCCGAGATTCTGCGACTGCCGGGCGTACTTCAGCGCATATCCGCCGAGCTTCCCGGGGCCAGCGTCGGCCGCCCGGTAGGCGACAAGGTCGCGCGTGAATCGAGTCTCGATGATCACTGGACGCCTCCCGGCTTCTGGACGCCGACGACGACAGGCCGCGGCGGGATGATGGCTGGATCAATGTCTGCGCCGGCGGCGCGGATCAGCTCGCGACCCTCCGCGGCCGACAGGACGCCGGCCTGGACTGCCAGGTAGACCTTCTGGGAGACCTCGGCGGCGGACAGCTCACGCCCCCCACCCACGGCAGGCGTGAAGGACTGACCCTGCCCGTCCGGCAGGGGTGACAAGTCCTCAAGCTCGCGGATCTCGTCGATGCTGCGAAGGCCCATGTCCCGAGCCATCTTGTGCACCTCGAAGCGCGTCTTGGTGTCGGTCCGCACGACGGCGTCCGGAGCGAAGCGCACGTACTCCGCATCGGGGAGGAGCCGACTGAAAGCCGCCTCGAGCTTCGTGATCCACACGCGCGTCGTCATGGTCAGGATCCAGTTCAGCTGACCCTCGACGGTGGAGTAGGTCAGCGACCCGCCGGACGTGCCGCCGATCATCTCGGGCGGCACGGTGTAGATCGAGGCGACCTGATTCGCGTCGGCCTTGATCGACGCCAAGAAAGCGACATCTTGCTGCGGCAGCTCCAGGACCTTGAATTCCCAATCGGCGCCGTGCGCGAAGACCGCGCCGTTCCGGATCTTCTCCTCAGCGCGAGCCGCGACGGCGTCCGCCACCTTCGGATCCAGGGTCCGCTTCGTGTTCCGCAGGGTCGACCCGGGCACCTGGCGGCGCTTCGCGAAGAGCCGCCGCGCCTCCTGGACCTCACGGGCACCGTCGTACGTCGTCGCGAAGGCCCGCACCGGATTGACGCCCTCAGCACTCCCGGGGACGACGACCGCCGGCACATGCACGACCTGGGCCCGGTCGATGCTGTGCCCGTCTACCCAATACCGCGGCAGGACCTCGCCCTGCGGGACCCTGGCGTGCGCACGGGAAGGGTCGAGCCACACCACACCATCGGGATAGCCACCCCGCCAGACCACGACCTGACCGAAAGCATTCCCTCGGACCAGCAGCGACGTCATGCACCGCTGCACCCAATCGAGCGTCGTGGACCCGTCCGGAGGCTCTGCCAGGAAGCGCGGCAAAGTGATCTGCTCACGGCCCGTCGGCGTCTTCCGGTACGCATGAAGCGGGAGAGAAGCGACGGTCTCGGAGATGAGCCGCACCGCCGCATAGACCGGAATGACCGACAATGCGCGCTCGGTCGACATGACCGAAGCGGCCCCGTCCGACACCCAAGGGAAGTCGTCAGCCGACAGCGCGCGCATCTCGGCACCACGGAAGAGGCTCACGAGGACGCCCCCTTCCGCCGCCCGACCAAGTCGACCAGCCACGACAGCACCAGCAACGCCACCCCGCCGGACGCCAAAGCGCCCGCGATCGACAGCGGCCACACGAGCACGATCACCGCAGCCACCAGCAGCAGGCACCCCGCAAGATCGATCAGCGACGTGAGCACGAGCCCCCCTCACCCCACCGAATCCAGCGGGTCGTATTCCTCGGTGTTCGCAAGATGCCAAGCGATCCCGGTCGCGGCATACGCCGCCGTAATGTCACCAGCCGACGAACGCGGCGACCACACGAACGACGACTCGCCCATCGGACGCCGCGCAATCGACGTCACCGACGCCCGCATTTCCGGATCGCCCACATGCACCAGATCGCCACCGGAAACCAGGTCCTGGAAGTGGCCACAGGCCGCCGGCTGCTCGCCGCGCGGCAGCTCCACGATGTCGAGTCCCCGGATCTCGGCCAGCTTCGGCAACAGCGAATCCACCGCGGTACCCGCCCACACGACGAGCGTCATCTCGTCGAACTTCGGTTTGCCCTTCGCCGGCTCCAGCCGCGACCGGAACCACGGCACCACCCAATCCGTCGACGGCCGACGGAAGTACGTCCGGACGCCGCCCTTGCTACGCGACGCCGTCTCCACATGCACCCGACCCGCACCCGTCCGGCCACCGAACGCGATCGCCGACCAGTCACGCAGCGGCGACACGTGCAGGCCGAACACCAGGCCGGCGTCCGGGACACTCGAGTGCCGATCGCGCAACCCGTCCCACGTCTCCTCGGAGAACACCGGCAGCGAACCGACGGCGAGCTCGTCGTGCCAGCCGAGCCGCTCCCGGGCGAAGATCAGCGGTTGAGGCTGGTTGCGCCGCTCCCGCTGGATCGCCGCCACCGTGAGGCCGCGGCCGTCCGGACGGATCCGGCCCAACGCCGGGTTGGTGCGCTTCCACCGGTCGACACTGTCGAGCCGGCAGCCCGGCGTCCCGATCACATGCGTGCACTCATCGCCCAGCGCGCAACCGCCCGGCAGGTCGTCACAGAACTCGCGACCGAACTCGCGCGGCCCCATCTTCTGGGCCCGCAGCTTGTCGACCTTCGCCCGCAACACCTCGGAGTAGGGCTTGCACGCCGACGACGCGATGAGCGTCTGAGCCCACGGGTACGTCGACTTGATGGCGTCCTGGGCGCCCAGATGCTCGGGCCGCAGCTCAAGCCCCTCGTCCCAGATCGCCTTCGGGGCCGACTTGCCGCGGCCCTGGTTCGTCGTCCGCGCCGCGAACTCCAACATGCGCCCGTCCGTCAAGACGATGCCCATGAACGACGCGCTGGCGTAGAACTGGCGCACCAGATTGTTCGCCCACGACTTCTTCTCGATCAGCGACCGCAGCAGCAAGAACGAATCCCGTGACGTGCTGAACTCGTGGGCCGAATGCAGAATGCGTTCTTCCCGCGTGAGGAAAAGCCACCCGAGTTCGGTCTGCGTGATCTCGCCCCGTTTTCAAGTTCTGGCGGCCTGCGATCTCCGTCGCCTCTTCGCACGCCGGCAACCCATCCGAGGACCGGACGCCGAACACCGCGTCGAGGAACACTTCCTGCTCAGGGTCCGGCGCGTAGCCGAGCAGCGCACACAGATCGGCGACCTCGGCGCCCAGCGTGTAATCCCACTTCGGCACGTGCACAAACGCCGGCGCCACCGGCGCCCACGGATCATCCAGCGCGCCCACGACGCTCCTCGGCCCGCGCCCTCAGGAACGCGATCGGGTTGTCGGCGTCCTTGTCGGCCGACGTCGCAGCGGCAGCGCGCGAGGCCTGCGTCAGCAGATCCTCGAGCCGCTTGTCGACCGAC